TTAAAATTATAAAAGGCTATGTATCACCAGATGGTCAAACTAGGAAAAATGAACTCAATAGGTCATCTCATCTTATCGGTAGAGCTTGTGAAATTTTTTGTCAGCATAGTTATAAAAGATATAGAATAATGACAGCTTTGCTAGAAGTTGGATTTACAAGAATAGGTTTTGCAGATGACAGAATATATGTTGATAATGATGATTTAAAACCTGATGCTATATGGCATTACAGGGTTACAAATAAAAAATTCTACAAAAACCCTATATAATATATTATATAATAATTAAATACATTATATTATATATGTAATATAATATATTATATTACAACGCTTTAGAAGCGTTGTAATAAAAAAATTATATATTTGATTATGGAAATAAATAATCAACAATATATGGATGATTATATAAAGGTAGCTAAATCACTAGATAAAGCTTGGTGTTTTTCTGATGATGAAATAAACGAGTTAAAGGGATGTTTAGTGAGGATAGCATTTTATATAGAAAACAAGTCTTAATAGTTTGTTAATTAAATTTTTTTATTATATTCGCTTTTATGAAATCACTAATTACTAAATTGGTTGCTATTCAGACAAAACTTAAAGCACCCAAAAATCAAAAAAACAAGTTCGGTAATTATAATTATAGATCTTGTGAAGATATCTTAGAATCTGTAAAGCCACTCTTAAACGCAGAAGGTTTAGTATTGACTCTTACGGACAAGATAAACAATGAGCCACTGTATTGTGAAGCAAATGCAACAATTACAGATGGCGAAGAATCGATAAGTGTTACAGCACAAGCTGGTATTGATACTGAAAAAAAAGGTATGGATGTTGCACAAACTTATGGTGCATCATCTAGTTATGCAAGAAAGTATGCCTTAAATGGTTTGTTCTTGATTGACGATACTAAAGACGCTGATGCCACAAACGATCACGGTAAGACTCAAGTAAAAAAAGAGATGCTTACACCTAAACATCCAAACTTTAATAAAGTAAAACAGTATTTAAGTTCTGGAGGAAGCGTAGATAATGTTTATGATAAATACACTGTATCTGACGCAGCTATGTCTCAATTAATAAATTCTTAACTTATGGCAACTATTGCAAATATATCACTAGACGTAAAAAAAATAGACAAATCCAAATTAAAAGATGGAAGATATTTAAACCTTGATTTATCTATACAAGATGAGTTAAATCAATATGGTCAAAATATATCAGTATTTTATAACAGATCCAAAGAAGAAAGAGAAAACCAAAAACCTAAAGAGTATTTAGGTAACGGTAAAATCGTTTGGACTGATGGTAATATATCTACTGGAAAGCAGTCATCTCAGACTGAAATGGTAGATTTTTAGTGAGTTGTTTTGTTTTAAGGGTGGGCAGAAATGTCCGCCCTTTTTTTTTATCTATATGAATCTACAAGACAAGTTTAACAACCTAACAAAAAAAGTATACATTGATCCCAATGAAAGAGTTGAGTACCCTCCAGTTGCTATATCTTATGGCTATTATAAAAGTGGTGAAAATTTTTATCCTGTTCCTCTTGGCACTTATGGTAATTTTTCTTTTATACAAGCGGCTCCAAAATCCAAAAAAACCTTTTTAGTGTCAATGCTTTGTTCTTGTTATCTAACAGGACAAACTAAATTTACTGGAGATTTGCTTGGTCATAGAGGAGAATTGAATCTAGTACATTTTGATACAGAGCAAGGTAAATTTCACGCACAAAAAGTATTTCAAAGAGTACTTAAAATGGCAGACACAGATAATTCTTATTACGACACTTACGGTCTTAGAACTTTAAGTATTAAAGACAGAAACTTATTTATTGAATTATACTTAGAAAAGAACTATGACAAGACAGGTGTTATGATAATTGACGGTGTTGCAGATTTAGTATCTGACGTAAATGATATAAAAGAATCAAACGACTTAGTACAAAAGATAATGTACTGGACTGAAAAATATAATATACATATTGTCTGTGTAATACATAGCAATTATAATTCAGAAAAACCTACTGGTCATTTAGGATCTTCACTAGAAAAAAAAACTGAAACCCAAATTAGATTACAACTAAATGAAGATGATGAGAATATTGTACAAGTATACTGCAAAAGAAGTAGAAGCATACCTTTTGAAGATTTTAGTTTTGAAGTATGTAGAGATGGTTACCCTAGAATTATAGACAAAATTGACTCACTCTTAAATATCAAAAATGGAAATAAAACTTAATTATATAATAAGACCTAAAGCACATCAATCTGTAAGACTTACTAAGAAAGGTTATTCGTATACGCCAAAAAGTGTAAAGCTATATAAAAATGAAATAGCAAAACAAACATTATCACAACTACCAAAAGACTTTAAGATTATTAAACACAGTACGCCAATATATGTAGATTATTTACATTACATATATAAATATCCGACAAGGTGGACTAAAGATCAAAAAAGCAAATTTACATACAGAATAGCAACACCTGATTTACTTGATAACATTAACAAAGCGTTTATGGACGCTTTGGAAGGTATTGTATTTGAGAACGATATGAGCATCTGTTATGTTAAAGATTTACGCAAGTACTACGGTGATAAATATGAAATTAAAATAAAATTAGTATATTAACAGAATGAAGCGAAAAGAAATACCAGTGTATTCAGGTGTTTTAAAATATTTTCCAGACGCTATAAAAGAGGTAGCAAGATGTAGCTACCGAGGTAATCAACAACATAATCCAAACAAAAAACTACATTGGGACAGATCAAAATCTGGTGATGAGCTTGATGCTTTGTCAAGACATTTATTAGATGCTGGTACATTTGACAGTGATGGTATTCGACATTCAGCTAAAGTTGCCTGGAGAGCTTTAGCTAATTTGCAAAAAGAAATAGAAAATGATACTAAATGAATTGTCTAAACGGAATAAGGAGTGGCATAGGATAGCTCTCTCTATTTGTAAAGACGAACATTTAGCAAACGACCTTGTACAACTTATGTATTTTAGAATATTAAAGTATATAAAAGATGTAGATAAGATAAAGGTTAATGGTAAAATTAATTCTTTATACATATATGTTACTATAAAAAATATATATTATCAACACAAAAATAAACTGAAGAAAAAGAAACGTTTTGAATATAAAGAATACGATTGTTTTGATGAATCTAATGATGAAAATAATTATTCATCAAGCTTTGTAAGCACTATTGAAGATGAGTACAACATCATAGAATACGAACAAGCACATCAAAAAATTATAAATAAAATAGAAAAAGAAATAAAAACTTGGCATTGGTACGATGAAAAGCTTTTTAGATTATATTATTATACAGATAAGAGTTTAAGAAAGATTGCTAAAGAAACGAGTATATCTTTGACAAGTATTTATAATTCTTGTAAAAATTATAAAGAAATAATAAAAGATAAGTATGGTGAAGATATAGCTGACTTATTTAATAAAGATTACGATAAAATAAAATAATATGAAAGAACCAAAAGATAAAAGAACAAAAGCATACAAACAGTGGAAGAAAAATTTTGATGCTGAAAATCAAAACAAGTCTAAAGGACTTGGTGATGATATTGAAAAAATAACGGAAGCTACTGGCATAAAAAAAGTTGTTAAGTGGGCGTTTGGTGAAGACTGTGGTTGTGATGAAAGAAAAGAAAAACTAAACAAGATTTTTAAATATAAACAACCAGAATGTTTTACCGAGATAGAATACAATTATTTAGATTCTGTATTCAACACAAAAGGCAGTGTTTTATCTGCAGATAAAGTATCTAGGCTGATAAACATTTATAATAGAGTTTTTAATGCAAAGCAAAGACCAACTGGTTGTAGTTCTTGTTTTGTATCAAACATATATAATCCACTAAAAATATTGTATGAAAACTATTCATAATGAAACAGACTTGTTTAATTATTTGAGATTATATCATTTTCCTGACTTAGTAAAATCTAAAGATAAGTTTTCAAATTGGGATTGTTATTCAAAAATTTGGGGTTATAGAATCGAACTAAAATGTAGAAAGAGACATTACGAAACTTTACTTATAGAAAAAAATAAGTATGATCATTTAGTGTCAGAATGTTTTGGTGCTAATGAAACTCCTCTTTATATATGTAGCACTCCAAAAGGAATATACTGTTACAATTTATTTTTATCTGAGCCTGAGTGGGAGCTGAATTGTAAAAATCCAGCGACCACACAATTTAACAATACAACTAAAGTAGATAAGGTTGTGGCTTATATTCACACGGACAAAGCAAAAAAATTAATATGAAGACTATAACTCTGCTTGATGGGTCTGTTTGGAATGTAAAAGAAATAATAGAAAAGATGTACGATAATGTTTTTTATTATGGTTATCTAGGTGTAAATACTTTGTCGTCATCTTCTTGTAAAAAATTATGTGAAAGTGTAGAAGACTATTTGTTTGAAGATAATAAATTTAGTCCTGATATAAAACCACTAAGAGACGGTAGATTATTTCACGTTACTATTTTAGAAGCTGATAAGATGAAAGATTATTATGATTTTATAGATGTGCCAACTAGAAGAAGTGCAGATTTTAAGCAACTCAAAAGGGTTAGTAAAAAAGAAGTTATGACTGTAAAAGAAAAATTATGGGCAGAAGATTTGAAAATGCACATCCTTAAACATAGTAGGGCAAATGAACTTATATCAAATGGCAAGCCAGAAGTTCCAAACATAAACTATATTTTTGGATTACCTTTTAGAGGTAAAGCTGATTTACTTTGTGAAGATAGAGTTGTTGATATTAAAACAACAGGAGATATAGATAATTGGGAATATAATAAATATTTTTATGGTTATGATATACAAGCTTATCTTTATATGAAACTCTTTAATAAAGATAAATTTGAATTTGTTGTAATAGATAAAAGAAGAAAGAAGGTAATAACAGATGAAGCATCAGATGATTTTCTTAGGTCTGGAAAACGAAAACTTGAAACAGCAGTTAAGAACTATGTCAAATACTTTGGAATTTAGTCATCCATTAACCAAACTGTATTTCGATTATACAGTGGAGGATCTGACAGAGGGTTCTACTATAAAAGAGTGTGAAGCTGGATTGAAGTTTTTTGAGGAACTAGAAATGTATGAAGAGTGTCAAGGAATTTATTTAGCTATTAAATACGCAAAATTTTTTATAAGTTTGTGTAAAATATAATTATGAAGTTAAAACAAATAAGAGATTTTGTAGAGAACTACACAGAACTAGATATCTCAGAAAACACAAGAAAAAGAAATATAGTAGATACTAGAGCTATATACTTTTATCTTTGTAGAAAACATACAAATCTTAGCACACAAACAATAGGCGAATCATTAGGTCTACACCATTCATCTGTACTACACTCTGTAAAAAAAATAGCACCAGTAGTTATCAAGATAAATCAAAGTCTTGCAAACCTTTGCAAGAACTTTAGTAAGATACATAAAGAAGCGTTAAAAAATACTACCGTTAGCAGAGAAAAACTTCTTGAAGAAAATGTAAGATTAAAATCAGAGTTATCCTCTTATAAAAGTAACAAACTTATAGAACTTGTAAAAGACATACCTAAAGAAAGCATAGATTTTGTTTTTGATAGAATTGTTCTTACGACTTCTATTATAAATCAAGGTGTTGAAGAGGATAAAGAAATCTACGAAGAGTGTTGAAAAGAAAAAGATTGCTCCTGAATATAATTTAGATGCTATCTCTTGGTGTATAAATAATGGTTATAAATTATACCCAAAGCCAGTAGGCAAAAACTTTATAATAATATTAGAATACAAAGGTGTAAAAGCTGAAAGCGAAAAGATATATACAAAAACGAATTGGAGTGATAAGATCTGGCAAACATACGAACATATATACAAAACTAAATGCCTAGAAAGAAAACAGTAAGAAAGTATATGAAATCTACGGATGGTAGAAAGAATAATGGTCAGAAGCCAGGAGACGCCATTTTAAGGCGTTCTCTGGCGACTTCTAGTAAAATGAATGTCGCTAAACGCAATAGGTCAAAAGTATTAGCCACAGACGCTATAAGACAAGTCTACGGGTCTGAACAAGAGTTTTGGAAACTTATAGCTGAGAATGCAAGAGAATCACAGTTTGACCGTAAGATGATCGTAGAGTATGTTTATGGTAAGCCAAAAGATTATGTAGATTTAGGTACAAATGCAGAAAAGGTAGATATATCCATAATGAATTTCTTTGAAGGTAGTAAAGAAAAAACAATAGATATAGATGAAACCACCGAAGCTGAATAGCAAGTACCAAGCATTTGGAAATCAATCAAGATATTTTTTAGTTACTGGTGGTCGTGGTAGTGGTAAATCATTTGCAGTAAATGTATTTTTACTACTGCTTACTTATGAAAGAGGTCATAAGATATTGTTCACTAGATATACTATGGTATCTGCCGCATCTTCTATCATACCAGAGTTTATTGAGAAGCTAGAACTTATGGGTGTGGTCGAAGACTTTAGAATAACTAAAGACGAGATCACTAATATAAAAACAAAGTCTAGTATATTATTTAAAGGTATAAGAACTGCATCAGGTAATCAAACTGCCGCACTCAAATCATTAAACGCAATAACTACATTTGTATTAGATGAAGCTGAAGAGTTGACAAACGAAGATGACTTTGACAAAATAGATCAATCTGTTAGAGTGAAGAATAAACTCAATAGGGTAATTCTGATTCTAAATCCAACTACAAAAGAGCATTGGATTTATGGTAGGTTCTTTCAAAACAGAGATATACCTGAAGGTTTTAATGGCATCAGGCAAAGCATCACCTACATACACACAACATACATAGACAACAAAGATCATTTGTCTATATCATTTCTAAATCAAATACAAGATATTAGAAGAAGAAGACCAGAGAAATATACACATCAGATTATGGGTGCGTGGTTAGAGAAGCAAGAAGGTGTGATATTTAGAAACTGGAGGATAGGAGACTTTAATGAGAACTATGATATTTATTATGGTCAAGACTTTGGATTTAGTATTGATCCGACTGTTCTCACTAAACTCAGTATAGATAAAAAAGGTAGGCGTATCTTTTGTAAAGTAATGTATTGTAAAGTTGGACTATCTACATCACAGATAGCAGACTTCAATATTAGATATGCAGGACCACAATTAATAATATCAGATAACTCTGAGCCGAGACTTATAAAAGAAGTCAAGGCGAAGGGAGTGAACATAAGACCGACCATTAAACGCAGTGGGTCTATTTTATCTGGTATTGCATTACTTCAAGACTTTGATTTAATTATTGATCCAGACTCTACGGATCTTGTCAAAGAATTAAATAATTATGTTTGGGCAACTAAAGGTCAAACAAAACCTGTCGATAAATTTAATCACTGCATCGACTCAATCCGTTACGCAGCTCAATACGCTTTAGAAGGATTTAACAAAGGCACTTACTCTATTCGTTAAACGCAGTAGGATAATCATTAAACGCAGTAGGTTTATCGTTAAACGTCT